TTCTGTTGGAATATGGGTAATATTGTTAGATATTAGAATTAACCAATCTAAAGTAGAATCTGCATATATTCGATGAGCAACATTATCAGGTCTATCATCTCCTTCAATGTTGTATTTTGTAAAATACATCAAATTAGAGTAAATATCTTCTCTTAGATTAACTCTTTTGAATAAATTTTTAACTTTAGCATAATCTGATATTTTAGCATCTGGAAGCCTGCTAACATATTCAAAATCGGGTAAAAGATTGAAATAATTAGACATTTTAGAAACCTATTTTTTCTGGGAAAGGATCATTACCATAATCATCATTGTATATTGGTGTAAGTTCTTGGAAACCCATTGTCATTTGATAAGCAGTCATTACACCATCTTCATATGTTGAATAATTTCCATTTGGTGTATAATTAACTCCAAATCCATTTAAAGCACATTCTTTAAATTTGTTTAGGAAAGGATGATCTTTTCCTTTATCTTTAGTTCCTGCTCTATGTTTATAAGCAAGACGGAAAGTGTGTGGAGATCTTAAGAATAATCTAGACTTACTTCTGATAGGTGACATTCCTTGCTTAAAAAATCTAATAATTTTAATTACTGTCATTGCTTCATTTCTATCTCTAGGTGCTAATAGAAAACTAAAATTAAAACTTCTTAAACTTGGACTATTGAAAAGCAATTCCATATTTGGGTTCATAATCGCACCAGTTGTTCTGGTAAGTAGTTTTTGAGCACCTGAAGCTGATCCTGCTATTGATGCTGCTAATCCTTTTTTTACTTCATCACTACCTTGACTTATTGCTTTAATAGAGCCACCAACTGAATCTACAAATCCACCTCCACCTTCAGTAATTCCTGCCAAAGCAGCACCTGCTAATGCCATTGCAGCAGCATCCATATTATCTTGTGACCATGAAACTTGTTGTTGGTCTTGAATACCACCAGGAATTGGAAGTATAACAGTCCCAATAGATTTTCTATCTTTATTTCTATCTTTTAAAGCTAAACTTCCTTCTTCTATTCCTTCTCCAATTTTTTTAGGTTCATATTTCATCATATCAAACTTTAAAAAGTCTTGTCCATCTTCACTCGCTCTTATAGATGTAGGAAATACATAAAAACCAAAACCATCTTCTCTAGTTCCTTTTTCAGATTCTAAATTACCAAAATCTTCTCCTTTTGAAACTTTTTCGTCATTTGTAGTATCATTTCCTTCTGCTGCTTTGTTATTATTACCTGATGCTTTATCTAATGCTTCTTTTTCTTGTGCATTTCCTGCAACTTCATCTTGAATAGATTTGACTTGATTTGCTGAAGTTTTACCTAATTTTTTTGCATTTTGTTTATCTATTCCTGAAGCATTTTCATTCCATGTAATTTTACCTGGATCATCACTTGATCTTGTTCCAATTGTTCTAGCATTTTCACCTTTGGCATTATCATATTTTAAAATTTCTGTAATATATTTGGGAGGCGAACCGAAAGGACCACTTACTTTAGTAGCTGTATAGAGATTTCTTTTATTTCTACCAGTTCCTACCTGAGTGGGACTTATTTTACTCGTTACTTGTTCTGCCATTATAACATGGTTTTTATTTATTTAGGATGAATTTTCCATAAGGAAAGTTGAGAAGGTCATCTAGTTCATTATATTGTACAATATACAGTTGTCCTGCTAGTTCTTCCCATGTATAATTGCGAGATTGTCTCCAATGATAGTTAAGTCCCTTAAATCCCCATGCTTGTAAATCTGTGCAAGCAATAAGAGGATGTTGGTCATAGGTAATATCAGGAGTTTTTGCATTGTATATAAAGGTATAGAATTGCCCTACTTCAGGTATAGGAGTCACAGTATCATTTAATGCTTCCATAATGATCATCATCATTTCTTCAGGATCATTAACTGCTGCTGCTAAATCTTCTTTTATCGGTTCGATCCGATTTGCATATCTTTCTTCACCATTAAATCCGAATGAATCTGTCATTATCTTATACCTAGTTCTCTTTCGGTTATAATCTTAAATTCAATTTTTCGGTCTTTACACCATTCATTTGCTGCTTTCCATTTTGCTTGATTTACAGCATATGTCTGACATTCGTAGAGATATGATTTAGTCACTCTTTTTCTTTTTATAGGTGCTTTAGTTTGTTTGAGGGGTTTTACCTCTATTACATATGTTTTTAATTTACCAGTATTTTCTTTTACTTTAATAATAAAATCTGGGAAGTATCTACGGACTCTACCATCAGGAGCACGGTAAGGTATCCAAAATTCTTCACTTCCCCATTCTAAGATATTTTCATTTAGATCACAATAATTACAAAATCGTCTTTCCCATGAACTACGGCAAATAATATTGCTCACATCACCTTTATATTTCCTTGGTTTTGTAGGTTTAAATAGACTTTTAATACTTTCTGCCATTATCTCATATACATAATATATAAGGTCAAAAAGTATTTATAAATGCCTTCCGTAAGAACCGTATCTAACATCAAAGCCAATCTGTTAAGGCCAGCAACTACTTCTCATTTTGAAGTGGAAATACCTATTATTGGTGCGCTTGGTAAATGGAGAGGTATTGGTAAACAAGATAAAATACAATTAATGTGTTCAGAAGCATCTTTGCCTGGATCTAATTTAGCAACATTTGATATTAGTAATGATCGCACAGGTGTAACAGAGAAGCACGTTCATAGAAGAATATTTGATGATAGAATAGATTTAACTTTTTATGTTGATGCTGGATTATATCAACCAATTAAGTTTTTTGAGGAATGGATTGGGTATATTACTAATGGAAGACAGATATCTCCGAGAGATAATGAACGACAATTGATGTCAGAAAATTATTTTTATAGAATGAGGTATCCTGATCAATATATTGCTGGTCAAGGATTAAGAGTTACAAAATTTGAAAAAGATCATTTAAATCCATTAACATATGAGTTTATAAGATCCTTTCCTTTGGCAATAAATTCGATGCCTGTTTCATATGATGGATCTTCATTGTTAAAATGTTCAGTATCGATGAGTTATGTAAGGTATGTTGTAAAGAATTTATATGTTCAGAGTGCATATCCACCATCTAATCCATTCCAACAATCTCAGTTTAATCTTGGTGGATTTTTGGGCAATCTTGGGGGT